TTCTCCACAAAGTATATGGATGACTAAATCAGGTACAGAAAGTAATATGTCGTTTGGTTTACCTATACGAGATGATGATCGTATTGAATTTAGAGTTGCTGCTCGTGAAGCTAACACCATTAGACATATTGTGCCATTAACACAATTGCTTTTGCTTACAGGATCAGCAGAATGGCGTGTAACCTCTGTAAACAGTGACGCTATAACACCTACATCTATATCTGTTAAACCACAATCTTATGTTGGTTCTAATAATGCACAACCAGTTATTGTTAATAACAGCATGGTTTATGCTGCATCTCGTGGTGGTCACGTTAGAGAATTAGGTTATAACTGGCAAGCTAATGGTTTTATTACAGGAGATTTGTCACTAAGAGCAGCACATTTATTTGATCATTTTGATATTAAAGATATGGGCATGGCAAAAGCACCATTACCTGTTGTTTGGTTTATTAATGATCAAGGTAAATTATTAGGTCTTACCTATGTACCAGAACAAGCTATAGGTGCATGGCATCAACATGATACTGATGGTTTGTTTGAAAGCGTTGCAGTCGTTGCTGAAGGTGCAGATGACGTTGTTTATTGCGTTATAAAAAGAACTATTAATGGTGCGTCAAAAAGATATATAGAACGAATGGGTACAAGAATATTTGCAACTCAACGTGATAGTTTTTTTGTTGATTGCGGTGCAACATACGATGGTACAAATACAGATACAAATCAAACTGTAACTATATCTGGTGGTACAAATTACACAAGAGGTGAAACCGTTACTGTCACTACTAATTACAATTTATTTAATGCACCTCCTAGTGTTGCAGATAAAGATGACGCAATAGTAATTGTTGATGGAACTACTTTATATCGTTTAACAATAATTGCTACTTCTAGTCAAACAGTTGCTACTGCAAAACTAGATAAAGATTTACCTGCACCTTTGCGTAATACTGGATTAACTTCTTATGAAGTTGCAAGAAATTCAATATCTGGTCTAAATTTTATAGAAGGTAAAACAGTTAGTATTTTGGCAGATGGTTCAGTACATCCACAAAGAGTAGTTAATGGTGGTGCTATTACCTTAGAACGTGCAGCAAGTGTAGTTCATGTAGGCTTGGAATATAATAGCGATTTGCAAAGTTTACCTATGGCATTGCAAGTAGAAGCTTTTGGTCAGGGCAGAGTTAAAAATTTAAATCATGTTTGGATAAGGGTATTGGAATCTTCTGGTATCTTTGCCGGCCCATCTTCTGACAAATTAATAGAAGCAAAACAACGTACAACAGAACCATACGGTTCGCCACCAAGTTTAAAAACAGAAGATATAAAAATAATGTTGACTCCTTCTTGGCAAGACAATGGTCAATTATTTGTAAGACAAACTGATCCTTTGCCATTAACAGTTGTAGGTATGACATTGGAGGTTGCTATTGGTGGATAGTGTGACCGTAAACAGATATTATGTATATATACTAAAAAATAAAGTAACGTTGAGGTAAGTACAACAATGGCGTTAGATTTTGGAGCATTAGGAATAGGAGATAAATTAGGTATTGGTCTTGGTGTAAGTAGTCTTGTAACTGGTTTAATTGGTGACCAATCTAAAGCAAATACAGAAAGATATTTAGCAAGAAGTCGTGCTTTAAATTTAGAACATCAACGTGATATGGCACAGCTTAATAAACGTATGTTAGAAAGGCAAGCAGAGCATATAGGTAGAGCATATAACAAGCAAATAGCAATACGAACTATGAAGGCAGGTCAGGCAATGTCTAGTGCAAGAGCATCGTTTGCTGCAAGGGGTATACAGATGGGTGTTGGTAGTACTGCTAATGTTTTTGCCAGTGCTGAATTAATAAAAGAAATAGACAGATTAACTATGAATACTAATAAGGTAAGAGCAATGAATGCCAAACGAGCGCAAGCAGTTAGCACAGGTATAAGAGCAGATATGTTAGGTGTGTCTGCTGATAATTTATTTTCTACTGCTAATGCAATTAATCCATTTTTAAATATGAGTAGCACTTTCTTGACCGGTGCTAGTTCAATAGTTTCTGGTTTACCTTCAGAATTTTTTACTAAATAATAATTATGGCAAGAGTACCTTTACAAAACACACCACAAGTAGGATTAGAAATTGGATCAGCACCACAATTTACTGGTGGCACAATAGAACCTGTACAGGATACTGTTACAGATGACCTACAAAGATCTAGTCAGGCACAAAGAAATGTTGCAAATATTGCTATAAAACTACAAGAAGAATATAACGATGTTGAATCAAAAAAATTATATAATGACTTTTATGGTGAACTGCAAAATAATACTAATAATTATTTAAATACTAAAGGTTATGACGCAGTTAAAACTGTTGATAAAGACAGTAATAATAGTCAATATGATCTAACTAGTAATAATAATTATGGATTAATGGAATCATATGCAGAAAAAGCAAGTAATAGCCAGATAAAATTTTTGTTTGAAAATATGGCATCAGTATCATTAAAATCTGCCGAAAATAAAATGACGCAGCATTCTATAAAACAACAACGTGTTGCTCACGAAAATGAAGTAGAAGCTGCAATTTCAATTTTTACAAATGAAGCAAAAAATAATTATGAAAGTTGGAATGATCCTGATGGTGAATTTATAAAACATTATGCAGCAGGTCTAAAAAAAATTGAAGAAAAAGCAATATTAAAAGGTTGGAATTTAGATCCGGAAGCAACAGGTCCAGATGGTAATAAACTTGGTATTAGTGATCAATATATCCAAGCAATAAATGAATATAATATGGATGTATATAAGGCTCTTGTAGACAACCTTACTGAAGACACAGAATGGGGAGAAATAGAAAAATTATTTAAAAATTTAAACCCATTATTAAATCCAAAAGATAAAAAAAATTTACAAGCAAAAGTAGAAAAAAAACATAGCGAACATAATCAAGGCGTTATTGTTGACACAGTAATAGCTAATAATAGTAATCAAAATAATGCTAGATTTTTAGATCAAGCAAATACAATATTTGGTTTAAGTAGCAACAACACTACAAGTAATGGCTCTGACGGATCAGTAGTAGATGGTTTTAATACTAATGATACACTTATAGATTTAACAGGTACTAATCGATCTGAAAGAATAGAACTATTACAACAAATAAGAAATCGCTCTATATTTTATAAAGAAGATGCTACAAAAACTTTAATACCACAACATCAAACAATACATTTGTTTGCAGTACAGAAAATAGGTCTTAAAAAAGCAGATTCTTTATATACAAGAGCAGAACGAGAATACGAATTACCTGAGTTTAAAAGTAATTTAACTGGTAAATCTAGAGCAAAAGCAAAAAAGAAATTTGAAGAAGAATTCAAAAATAATCCAAATAATGCAAAGAAAATAAATGAAGCAATTGTAGATAAATACATAGAATTAGTAAAAAAAGAATTTAGAATAAAAAATTTAAGTTTTTATACTAAAACAAAAAATACATTTCCAAATGCACCTCAAAGAAATCAATTTCCTAATACAAGACAAGGTAGTGCAGATTTTAGTAAGGCGTTAAAAGAACACAAAGCTAACCTAAATAATGCTGTACCAGTTGATGTTAATAAACCTATTACAATGTCTGATTTAGGGCCTTTCCCCGGTACCGAAGAATACGAAGGTTTACAAAACCAAATGATTTACAATGATAAAGTTTCAAATGATTTAGAAGTTTTAAAAAATAATATTGATTATGATTATAATCCTGACACAGACGAGACAGTTATAGTAAACGAAATAACAGGTTTACAATCTAAAGATGTATTAGTAAAAAAATTAAAAGATACAATTAAAGATAAAGATGAATTAGATTATGCATTAAAAGATTTAGACATAAAATATGACAAAAAAGAAAATGAAACAAATAGCGTATATTATCAAGCATTTAACAACGCAAAAGAAATAGCATTTGCAGTACCGGGAGGATGGCAAAATTTAGTTGCTAATAATATTAATATTGATAATTTTACTGAGCAAGATCAGAAAATATTAAAAGATGGTCAACCAGAAGAATCTGATGATAATACAGTAGTTGAATTAGTAAACAACCCAGAAGAAATAGCAACTAATTTAGAAACACATAGTCACAAATTAAGTAATGGACAATATCAAGAATTGAAACGATATGCAGCATCGTTAAGAAGTGAAAAAGCTGTGGTAGAAGCTACAGGTAATATCACTATGTTAAAAGCAACTTTAGATAGATATGACATGGGTAATTTGCACAGAAATAGCAGTAAAAAAAATAACATAAAATATTTAGCAATACATGACGCATGGTTAAAAGAAATTAACGCACGACAAATAAGCAACAACAATACTAAATTAACAATGGGTCAAAAACAGGAAGCACTCAATTATGTGTTGTTAACTGATTTAGTTAGTGTTGATAGACGTTTTGGTCGTGATAGGACAGACGTAATACCTGCTACTGTTGAGTTTGATAACTTACAAAATGTTTTTGTTGATGTTTTATTTGAAGGACAAAATGTAAAAGTCTTCACAAGTAAAATTAATGAAGAAGTATCTAAATTAATACAAAAATCTATAAGAGATAAAAATAAATTCCCCACGCAAGCACTTATTGCTGAATATTGGTTAAAAGCAGGTAAACCAGAAAATGAAACACAGGCCAGAGAAAATCTTAAAAATTATGGGTTAACTAATTAATTATGTCTACTAATCCTTTTGACATTTTAGATCAGACACCTAGTCAAGACTATGGTAATGATAATCCGTTTGACATTATTGATGAAAGAGATAATCAAAATAGAGAAAAATTATTAAGACAAACTTTAATTAGTGTCTCTAAATTAGATCCCGAAAGAACTGGTGCAGCACAAAAATTAGCAGAACGTTTAAATTTGCCATCAAATATTGCTCTAGATAGTGAAGAAACTTTTAAAATTTTAAAAGAGAGAAATAAAGAAAAAGATATATATGAGATGGATATGGCGCAAACAAATCCTATATTAATGCGTCATTTAACCGATCCTAATTTTGCAGCTATAGCACAAGACAATGTAGAAAAATTAGGTCTAATAGAAAGTGCATTTACTGGTATACAAGAGTTTCCAGAAAACGTTTCGCAAGGTTTTGAATCGGGAAGATTAGAAGCTGAATTAGGTAAATTAGGATTTCAAAAAGGTTTAAACGTAGAGCTAGGCAAACCTAATCAAGTTATAGATAAACGTATAGAAGAAATAAATTTAAGGTTAGCAGAACTGCAAGGCGATGGTTCTGGGATGTGGGAAAACTCTGCATCTATTGTTGGTCAATGGTCAAGAACATTACAAGAAGCAGTAAAGTACGGTACAGCAGGTGCTGGTGTAGGTGCAACTCTTGGAACATTAGGTGGTCCTTTTGCTCCTATTACAGTTAAAGGTGGTGCAATTACTGGATTTATATGGGGTTTAACAACAGGTTCTGCAAAAGAAGGAACAATTATAGAAGCAGGTCATCAATATAATCAATTAATAGAAAATGGTGTTTCGCACGAAACTGCAAGAAATGTTGGTATTGCAGTAGGTCTTGTTAATGGTGGATTGGAACTAGTAGGTCTTGGCTTGGTTACAGGTCCAGCAAAACAATTGTTGATAAGAGCAACAATGAAAGAAGTTAATAAGTCTCTACAAAAAGCAACAATGCGTCAGGTATTACAAAAGGCAGGTACTACTGCTTTTCGTAATTGGGCATCAGAAGTTTTTACTGAAGAATTACAAGAGCTAGTTAATGTAGCAGGTGAAGATTTTGCTGATTATTTTGAATCAGGAGAATTTGAAAGCAAACTACAAACAAAAGAAGGCAGACAAGAAATTGCACAAAGATTAGCTGGTGTTTTTGAAAAGGTTGGTACTGGTATGATTCCACTTGCTGGATTTAGTGCAGGTCCAACATTTTTTACAGATAGAATAAAAGCTAGAGAAGCAACTAAAGATACTGCGTTTGTAGAGTCTTTAGCTAATTTATCTGCTAATGATAAAACAAAAATAAGAAATCCAAATAAATTTCAAAACTATGTACAAGATGTAGCTGATGGAAAAGATGTTCCAAATATTTTTATAGACGCAAAACCATTCAATCAAGCGTTAAAAGATAATGGCATAACAATGGAACAACTAGAATTGTTTTCGCCACAAATAGCTAATGATTTAAAAGATATAAA